TCTGTTTCGTAGATCTCTTTATGCTCTTCGCCGTAGCGTGCATACTCAAGACCAAACAATGCGTTCAAGCCGGGGAGTAACTCTTTAAGTAGTTGTGCGCGTGAAATAGCCATAGTAAGTTACTCCTTAAGCTGCAGAAGATTGAGCGCCCGTGGCGTTGTAATACGAATGCTGACCAAAGTTTAGTTTCACTAAAACTTCAGAGTACTGCGTAAACACCAAGGTTGAGCCAGAAGGGATAGCGGTCAAAGCCATAGTAGCACCACCGGCGGCGGCAACTGCGTATTGCTGATTGACCACCACGGTAGTTGCGTTAGCTGCTGCTGCTGTAGAAACCCAGTTTCCGGGCAAAATTTGTTGGCCGTTTGATGCAATGATTACAATTTCGGTGCCAACTGGTAATGCTTGAAAGTTAGGACTTGTAACAGTCAAGGAAGTAGTACCGCTTGACCATACTGCAGAACCCAGAGGAGTGGCAGTGTCAGGAACGACACCAACAACACGCACAGGCAAAGTAGAGGTAGTAGCAGCAGAACTTGCCAAAATACCGTTTGACGAGTTACCAGTGTTGACGTTACCAGCCAAGTTAGACACAGTCATGTTCAAGCCAACCATAGAGCGGGCTACAGAACCAATAACTGCACCACCTTGGGAGGTGACAACAGCAGCCTTGAAGACCGTATCAGGGTCGTCAGACACGATAGCAACGCAGTCCCCTGCTAAGGTTCCTGCGGGCCAGTATTGTTGGAAAGTCTTCTGTTTAGTCGATGGGTTTGTATAGGAACAACCCAAGAAGATACCAACTTGACCGTAACCTACACCACCGGTAGTAGCAGAGCCACCATCAGTAACTGCAAGACGCGTGACTAAGCCACGGGTAATGTTGACAAAATCGCCGTAAAAAATGTTGGTGGCGTAACCATACTGGATAGGAAGTTCACGAGTAGAACCCGCGAATACCTGTCCACCAATCAAGTTTATAGGCTTTAGGCCGTAGGGGGCCGAAACCGTTGGATAAGCCATTTAAGACTCCTTGAAAAAAGTTTTAAGAACCAGAACCAAACGACACTTTTGTCGATTTTTCAGAGAATTTCGACATCCGTGGATCGCTATCTTTCATAAAGTTGTTATCTACAGATTCCATCGTTTGTTTATTAACATTCGCAAAGTACGCTTCGCGTTGCTTCAAAACTGACGTCAGAATACTACAGAGAACCAAACCTCCCACCTCAATGTTGCCTGCAAAGCGACCTTCGGCAGAAGCGTGCATCATCAATTCAGGATATTCTTCCGCTTTCACGGGCTCATACCCTTCTCTAAACTTAGCAGAGATGTTTTGTGCGTCTGGGGTACCCAACATACTGACACGTATGTATCGATGTGTTATCCCCGGACGAGGATTAGGCGAAGGCAATGTTTCGGGAGCACTCCACGAAGTAACACGATGCTGGTGTGTTTCTGGTGTGTCTAACTCACGAGACAAACGATTTTGCTTTTCAGCTTTTTCTACTTTTACCTGTTCCATTTTTAACCTCTTTTAAGTTTTGCAACCTGTTTCGCATATTCTTCTATCGGCACCCCAAGTCTACGAGCGACCTCGGCTTCGGATGCTTTTAATCGTATACGATTAGGCGGAGTACTACGTGAGGCTGCGCCTACAACCGTAGTGATTTTTTGTGCACGGCGTGGGGGTTCATCATCCTCATCAACCGGTTCTGATACTCTTTTCTTTGGAGGCGGTGTATCTTCCTCTTCGCTCTGAACATCTTCAAAATGTTCAGGAAATCTCTTGCGCATTGTTTTATCAATGGTTTCGAAGTACTTCTCAGTACCTACATAGTCAGGACCATACAACTTTTGTAACTTCCTGTCAATACCCATCGCAGCCATAGTCATCTCATCATCAACTCCCCACCAATCGTTGTTGGAATTTACCCACTTCTGGGTACGGGGGTTAAGTTGAGATGCTTCTGATTTTGCTGGAGTGTACTCCTTTTCTTCTACTTCTATTGGTTTTAAACCTTGGGCTCTATCCAATTTCAAAGTAGCCTGTGCAATTTCTGCTTGGGCATCGGTAAGAGCGTCCACATCGCCGTTCTCATATGCTTCTTTGTACTTTTTCTTGGCGTTTACCAAGGCCATGTCCGCAGAAGTTTGAGACTGTTCAATGAATGCTTTACTACCAGTTGATAGTTGCTGTTGAAGACGTTTGTTTTCTTCAAACACTTCTTTAGCGAAGGATTCCGCCGCTTCGCGTTCGCGTAGGGCTTCTTCTTTTGCTCGACGTTCGTCGTGGTAACCACGGGTGAACTTCTTGATACGTGCCTGTACCTTTTCGTCATACGAACTAAGTTCGTCTTCCGTTGGGTCTTCAGGTGGGCCTTCGGGGTCTGGACGGCGACGTCTGTCTTCCTTGGGGGTATCGTCTTCGATATCTACTTCAAACTTATCGTCTTCAATAGCAATATCGTCCTTATCAGGATCGGGTAGTTGAAACTCAGGCAATGCCATTTTTTACTCCTTAAGCAGCACGGGAAATACCGCGCGGGTCTTGCACAACAGCCTCTACTGAGGTATCCGCAATGATGCGGAACTCACGGCCGTGGATCTTCAAGCGGGTGCCTGAATTGGGGCGGACGATGACAAAGTCACCAACTTGGCAGCTAGAGCCACTTGGGAAGCGGGTAGCGTCTGTATAGCAATCAGGTCCCATCTTCACTACAAATAGTACTGAGGTCAGCATTTCTTCATAGTGCATAGATTGACTGGACTTGACGATACCAATCTCACTATCTGAATACTCTTCCATTGCTTCGGGAACAACGGTCAGTATGTAATAGGTAGATGGGTCGGGCAACTGTTTCGCCTTGTCTTCATTACTAACATTCAAAATGCCAGACAGGTCTACAGCGGAAACATCAAACTCACTCATCGGAATACTCCATTTTCTGCACGAGGTCTTTGACAAGTTGTTCTGCGTGTGTTAGACCCCGGATAACACCACAGACATGCCGATACTCGGCAAAGTCTTTTGCACCTCCTCCTGCGAGGAAGGAAATTTGATCGCCTCGAAGCTTGTCAACTTCTTTGGCTAAATACTGAAACGCTTGTGAACTCATTTAGCTCCCTTCTTGGGGGGTTGTCTGTTTTGTTGTGAGGCCATTTGTGCTTTGTGCTTAGCCATATCGATACCCATGCGAGCGCCTTCAGTTTCCTGCTGTTTAGCAAGCTGGTCTCGTTTACCTGCTGAGTTAGCACTAACTTGCATAGCTGCAATCTCCTTTTGAGACTCGATACGCTCCCGTTCAATCTCAAGACGGTCAGCTTTTTCAGCGGCATCTATTTGCTGCTTCTGTTGCTTCAATTGGAACTCTTGCATCTTCAGCTGCAACTCTTGTTGCTGCATCTGGATAATCGGGTCTTGTGCCTGTTGCTGAGCCTGTTGTTGTGCGGCTTGTTGTTGGTCACGTTGCAAAATCTGCTGTGATGCTTGGGCCGCTGCAATAGCAATTTGATCTGCCATCTCTGGAGGCATGTGTTTGTTTTGCTCTTCGCCGGGCAACGGTATGCCAATCTGCTCTTCAATTTGACGGCGATACTCAAGTGCAACGTGCTCATTGATGTGCGCCATAGCCGCTGCCATGATCGCTTGAGCTTGTGGGTTTTGTTGCATCAACTGCTGAATCTTTGGATTCTGTATTGCAGACATATGTGTCTGAATGTGCGCTTGATGGTTCTGTTCAATAAACGCTTTAACAGGCTTCATAGTTAAGAGATTTTGATTCTCTGTAACTGGGTCTGTTGGCACTGCGTCTTCTTCTGTCTTGACTAGTTTGTCAGCGTTTTTCACACCTAAAACTTCAATCATCTGACGATGCAATAAAGACAAGTCATACAACTGCGGTGCTTGTTGCGCGAGCTGCAATACAGCCTGATACGTAACAATCTTCTGTGCCATAGTTGCGGCGTTTGGATCGCTAACAGGGATCACATCTGTTGAGTCGTAGTCAGACTTCTTAGCCTTGCGACCAGCATACTCTGGCTGATATTCGTACTCATCTGGTGTGTAATCTGCGATGATTACCTTGAGTAACTTGAACTCTTGTTTCATCGCATAGTGCAAGCGAGCCTGCACTGCTGTCATAACTTTTAGGGTGCGCTCTAACAACGCAAGTGTTGTACCCACTGGGGCATTCGCACTCATGTCTGACACGTTCATATCTCCGCTCGATGCAAATGCGCGACCCTCGGTCACGATCTGCTGGAACAGACTCATTAATACTTGTGAAGGCTCCTTGTATGGAAGCGGTAAGATGTTGTC